GGACCTCACGCCGAAGCAGCGCGAGGAATCGGGAATGACCGGAAATGATGTCTTTGATCCGGGCGATAGTGACGGGGACAAGAAGGCTGTTTCCCCCGACGACGGGAACATGCTCGAAGGAGCTCCGAAGGACCCGGCAGACGTCGACCACTTCAAGGACACCAAGGCGGCCTGGAAGCATCTCACGGATGTTTTCGGCGATAAGGTTTCCGCGTTGCAGGCGGAACTTGAGAACCGCCTTGGTGAGCAATTAACACCCACGGACAGGGAGACAGGTAATCCGTTCGCTGGGGACGATGTTCCTGCGTCTAAGGAAATGACCTTGGATGACGTGAAACAGGCGGCCGAGAGCACGAAGGATGACGCCAAGGCAGTGCTCAAGGGCGTGGGTGACGTTGGTGGCGCGGCCCTTGATCTTGGGGGAGCGGCCGCTAAGGATGCCGGGAATGCTATAGTTGATGGTATGGGGATTGACAGGAAAGCCGCGGTGAGTACTGGAAAGACCTTGGCTGGGCTTTCGGGATTGTTTTCTAGTAGCGATTCCGGAAATGATAAGGTTCCAGATTCTAATTGGAAGCCTAAGTCGATTAGCGAACTTTTTAAGGGGAATTGATTATGCCGCAGTTGCGTGACGACACTTCAAACATTGATATTCTTAATGCTATTCGTAGCGATGCACGATATGATTATCAGAACATGGTTCCTGAGGCCACTAAGGCCAACATTCAGGAGACTATCGCGGGGATTATGTCTGACAATATCACCCGTAATGAATTCATGTCCTCACTGGTTAACCGTATTGGTTCCACGATTGTTCGCGATATTTTGTGGAAGAATCCGCTTGCCGTTTTCAAGCGGGGTATGATGAATTTTGGTGACACTATCGAGGAAGTTCACCTTGACTTTATCAAGCCGACGATTTACGAGGAGCAGCGCGACTATCTCGAGCGCGACGTGTTCGGGCAGGCTCCGCCGCCTTCTAAGTCTGCGTTCCATACGATTAACCGCAAGGAGAAGTTTAAGATCACGGTTAATCGTGACGTGCTTCGTCGGGCTTTTCTTTCGGACAACGGTCTTTCTGAGATGATTTCTCAGATTATGGCTGTGGCCGCTTCGTCTGACCAGTGGTCTGAGTTCCTTAGCATGACCAAGTTGTTCAAGACCTTCGATGACAAGTTCGGGTTCTATCGGATGCAGATTTCCGATATGAATTCGTTCGAGCCGGATAAGGCTAAGGTTGACGCTGCACTCAAGGCGCTTAGGGTTGCCGCAAATAAGATGCAGTACCCGACGCCCGCGTTTAACTCGGCGGCGGTCCACTCGTTCGCTCGGCCTGAGGACTTGGTGCTTATTGCCACGCCTGAGTTCAAGGCGAACGTTGACGTGACGTCCCTGTCTGCCGCGTTTAATCGGAGCGACGCTGAGGCGCCGTCTCATATCATCACGGTTCCGGGTGAGGCGCTGGGGATGGCTGACACGTCGGCTATTTTGACCAGTAAACAGTTCTTCGTGATTAAGGACATTCTGCTTGAGAACCGGACTATCTCTAACCCTGAGGGGCTGTATGATAATTTCTGGCTGCATCACTGGTCGGTTATGAGTGCTTCGCCGTTTACTCCTGCTATTGCGTTCGGTACTAAGCCGAACACGGTTGTGGTGACGCCTAAGGCCGAGACTAATGCAGCGATTACTACGCTTATTGTGACTAGGCCGGATGGTACTCAGTCGACGATTATGCCTCCTGGGGCGGTTCGTCAGGCGTCTATTCAGTGGAAGACGGCGCCCGCTAATAAGGGTTACGCCACTGATTGGTACCTCAAGAATGCTAAGTCTAAGGGAACGAAGATTTCCAACGACGGCGTTCTCACTATCGGGCCGGATGAGCCTGAGGCGTTCCTTACTCTCGGTGTGAATGTTGACACTAAGGGCGAGGATGGCAATAAGCCCCTGAATAAGGAGATTAGCATTCAGGTTAAGAAGTAATACCTGAATCAACACAGAACCGGGCGTCCAATGGGCGCCCGGTTCTGCTATGCTTGGACTTGAAGGAGGACGATATGTCAGAGATTTATGCAATGCCGCCTGAGACTCGCGCTGGTTTGTCTTTTGATTATTCTGTGTGGTCTGCGGGCAGCGTTATCACGATGGTTAATGTGCCTTTCGATAACACGTACCGGGATATTGTTGACTGGAAGTCGTACGGCCACACACCTTACGCTTATGTTAAGTCTTTTAACAATCTGCATAAGGTTGAGATTAATCAGATGACCTATCTTGCGCAAGGTAAGCCGATTCGGATTCCCACACCTTTCACTAAGGCCAATCAGTACAATTACGTGATGGTTGAAAATCCGGGGCGTCCGGTTAACAACATTGGTTTTGAGGGTTACACGCCTAGCGTGTTTTTCTATTTCATTACCAGTATTGACTACATTGCGCCCAATACCACGCAGTTGACACTTCAACTTGATGTTTGGACCACCTACTATCAGCGAATCAACTTTGGTCGTAGTTACCTTGAGCGCGGGCATATGGGTATTGCGGCAACTGATTCTTTCGATAACTACGGAAAGAACTGGTTGACCCAGCCTGAGGGCCTGGACATGGGCTCCGAGCATCAAATTATCCGAACCTACCGACGATTGCTGGCAGATGTTAATAATTACGATTATGTTGTGATTGTTACTTCTACAACAAAACTTGACGCCAATAATGGTTACGGTGACGAAAACAATCCCCGCGTATCTATGGCCACTTCCTCGCGAACCGAAGGAATCCCTAACGGTACCGAAATTTATGCGTGCACCGCAAGTAATTTTAAATCCGGTATGGAGGGGCTTCGTTATTACCCCTGGGTTGCACAGGGAATTGGGTCAATTACTATTGTCCCTAAAGACGTTGTTGACTTAAATGCCGGCGATAAAGTTAAGGTTGGCGAGAAAACAGGTCAAGGAACGTGGACATGGCTATCCGACAATAGTGTTTACATTAATCGCAATTATTCGTTGACTGACGCTAGTTTTAGGAATGAATTTCTTTCGTTACTCCCTAAGGAATATCGGGAACTTAAGAAATTCGTGACATCGCCATACTGTATTGTTGAGTTGACAACATATTCAGGGAATCCTGTTGAATTTCGCCCTGAGTCTATCCGCACAGCAGGAATTAACATTAATCAGTATGCCCATGTTGTGCCGCCCAATCCGTCCCTGTTTTTCACTATCCGGGACTACAACACAATCACCGAATCTGTGATTGTTGAGCGCCGTGCAGGTAAGGTGACTAACGAGTACGGCGAGGGCTGGGATATGTGTACTGGATACACGTCTCTCCCCACATTCTCGGCCGTCAACAATTCCTCGCTGAATGCACTTGCTTCGTCGGCACACACTGCGGCCGCTCAGGTGAATAACGCGAAGTGGCAGCAGCAGCGTGCTCAGCGTGCTGCGACGGCTGCGCGTGACGTGGCTAATGCTGGCATTGCTGCAACTCAGGCTGGGGCCGAGAATTCTATGTGGGGTAATTCTGCTATGGCAGATTCTCAGTCTCGTTATAATAATATGAGGGCTACTGTTCAGGCTACTCAGGGTGCTATGACGGCACTCGGCGGGGTTATGGGGTTGAATGGTTCGGCGGCTGGTGCTGGTATTGGTCAGGCGGCTACGGCTGGCGTGTCTGCGATGATTAATAATTCTCAGGCACAGTCGACGGCGAATATTCAGAATCAGTTGGCTAGCGGTGCCTCGCAGATTTCTCAGCAGCAGCAGAGAACTGTGCGGGATACTAACTATGAACTTGCTCAGTTTGCCGCTAACGGGGACTATGAGGCGGCCATTGCATCAATTAACGGCCAGCGCCAGGACATGCAGGTTATTCCACCGTCCGTGGTTGGTCAGACGTCGGGCTATGTGTCTGCGATGGTCTCCAATGGGCTTGTGATTGATGCTAGAATTAGAAGTGTTTCGCCAGCGGCTATGCGTAGTATTGGTGATTTCTGGCTTAGGTATGGGTACTTGATGAATACTTGGATTAAGTTCCCGAAGACACTTAGCCTTATGACCGAATTTACATATTGGAAGATGGCTGAGTGCTACTTGGTTGACACAACTATTCCTGAGGGGTTCAAGGCCAGTGTGCGAGGAATCTTCGAAAAGGGTGTGACTGTGTGGCGTTCTCCTCAGCGTATCGGTAATACAAATGTTCGCAACAATCGGATTGATAAGACGGTTAGGGTGACCCTTAGTGAGTAAAAAGGATTATGTGCTTAATGGCATCTACAAGAAAATCATGGCATCTCCCCCGTCCTCATCCGAGGCGCGACAGGCACAACTCGAGCACATGTACCGGCGACAGTTAATGGGCAAGTGCCTTTCCCGGTTTACTTGGGAGGGACTGCCTAATGGGATTGACCCACGGTTTATTGAAGCAACTATCTTCAATAATGGATACTCAGTATTCTATTGGGACAGTTTCTTCGAATTGTTTATGGCAATGCCCGCAACAATTTCAGGTCCCCTAGACATTCAGGATAACCCCACGGGATATCGCGTCACTCGAAACGGCGTCTATTCTCGCGAGGTGAGCGCTTCGGAGTCTGTGTGTATCTGGGGTAATCAGGTACGTGAACCGGAAATCGACGTCGTCCTTTCCTATGCTGCGCGGCTCGCACAGATTGACAGGACAATCGAAATTGATCTGCTGAATGAACGCAATCCTATGATTGTTGCTTGTTCTCAGGATCAACGCCTCACTATTCAGAATCTTATTTCTAAGATTTATGATGGTGAGCCCGTCGTATGGGGCACTGAAAACATGAGTATGGATAATCTCGCTAACACCATTGGCGTGTTCCCGCTCAATCAGAATGCTGGTACCGGGGCCGTTTCTTCAATCAAGCATATGGAATCAAAGTCCAAGATATGGGGAGAAGCACTCACAATGCTCGGAATTATGAACGTTAATTCCGAAAAGCGTGAGCGCATGGTAGTTGAGGAAGCCGCCGCTAATTCCGGGCAGGTTCTCGCATCTCGTGAGTCGTTTATGAAGCCGCGCGAGTTGGCTTGTGAGCAGATTAATGAGATGTTCGGGCTTAACGTGTCATGCTATTGGGCTGTAGATGACAATGCTGCACCGAACCTTAATGATTATCTTGCTAGTTCTAATTTGACAACCTATGGGGGTGACGATGGCGGTAACAACGATAATGCTTCGTGACGTTGTGCGGATTACTGATGACCATATTGGCCTTGATGATTATCCGATCTTCGACGAAGCATACAGGAAAACACTGAATGATCGGATTAAGAAGACCTATTGGCTTCAGGAGATTGCGCACGAGACAATTGATATTTTTATTTGGCGGTTAAGCCTTAAGATGGAACTGATTATGCCCCGGTATAATCGAATGTATCTGGCTGAACTGCAAAACACGGACCCGCTCGAAGGCAACCGCCACTACAGCGAGACCAGTCAGGACGGCAGGTCCCAGAACTCGGGGATCAACCACCAGACTGGCAGTGGCAGTGGCACCAACAAGTCCAAGGGGCGTACCGTGGGCTCGGACACTCCCCAGACACGGCTTGCGGGCGATGGGGACTATGCTACGAGTATCAGCGACGCGAGCACGTCAGGTGACACCACGTCTCGTAATGAGTCGGATAGCACGTCGTCCTCGAATAGCAATTACACCAATAATCAACACTCTAATTCGTGGGGATATTCGGGCTCCAAGGCTCGTGCGATTGCGGATTACCGGGGCACGTTGCTTAATGTTGATGATCTAGTAATCGCGGAACTCAGCGAACTATTCCTAGGACTATGGGACACAGATATGCCCCATACTCCTGGCGGACTAATTAATGGATACTCATTCGGACTAGGACTTGGAGGATATTATGGCTACTGGTGATGACATTATTGGGTCAATCGATCAGGCGTTGTGGCGCGTTCAGTCGCGTTCGGTAAACAACATTACCCCGTTCACTTACCGAGACGGCTTGACGTATATTGACGTGCTTGAGCGAATTCGCTCTAGCGTCATTGACGTCATTACGTTCACGAATTCCTTTGGCGAGGAGCAGGACAAGATCATCGCCAAACTGAATGAGACGGTCACCAACTTCATTACTGAGGTTGAGAAGACACATTCAGGTTGGAACAAGGAACTGGACGCAAAGAAAACTGCGCTCGAGTCGCTAATCGAAGACTTCAAGCGGCGCCTTATCGACGCTGAATTCCGTGAGGTTGACGGCAACTACATTGAAGCACCACTTAAGTCGCCTGCCGGTAAGCGGGTTACGCTGACGACTAAGACGTGGGGTGATGCGCTTAAGGCCCAGAACGCACAGTTTCAGACGGACATTCAGGGGAAGTTGGATCAACAGCGTAGGGACTTTGACAACCGATTCCCTGCCTACTACACAAAGACCGAGGCTAATAACATCTTCCTCGAAGACCCTAAACTCACTGAGGGTGTAGTCATTGGTTCGTCGAATGCCACGATTGAAGCGAGTCGTTGGACTGAGAGTCTTTGTAGGGAACTGGGCTTGAATCCAAACGTATATGCGATTGGTGGCGGAGGTTTTACTTCAACGTCTGACAACAATTTCCTAACCCAGTTGGATAATGCTAAGCAGGGAATGTCTGAGGATAAGCGACGCAGAACTAAGTACTTGTTCGTGATCGACTTGCTGAATGATATTCGGGCACAGAATTCTGTGAGTGACAAGGCGTCAACCTTTTTCAGGCTTGCACGTCAGTACTTTCCCAACGCGGATATTCGAGTGCTTCCAGTTACCTTTAATGAGTCCTCGCTGAATGAATATGTTCAGATGGCTCGGTCCTGTGTGTCTCGTACATTCGAGGTTGTTAACGCTGGGAAGCCCTACGGCGCCGTCGTCTGCGAAGGTTCTCGCACCTGGCTGCATTGGGGTGACGAACAGGCTAAGTCCTGGGACCAGGGCCCGGATAATGTTCACATGACAGCAGCGGGCTACACTCATGTCAAGGAACTGTTTAAGGTGTGGCTTAATGGTGGCTCGAGTTGGTTTAATCCACCTTCTGCCCAGCTGCATCCTTTCTCGACTAGCGCTGTTGTTCACGACAATAACTATCTGGTGTGTGAGCGCGACCGCGATTGGGTAAATATTCAGGGTACCTTTAGGGTTGCTGGAAGCAATGCCGGATATGACACAAAGTTAATGGGCCTGCCCGGATGGGCGCGACCTTATGACGGTGTCATGTCTACCATTATCGGCAATGACAGAACATACAAATACATTTACGTACCGAAAACGAATGGAATCTACGTTGGAGACATTCTCTCCGCCAACCAGACCTACCAGGTAAACATGACCTACAAGATTTGGTGAGTAGACAGGAACGGCCTGCCCCGATAGAATTGGGGCAGGCTATTTCTGTTGGAGGAACTATGGCGTGGGACGCAACGGCTAAGAAAGTTGCGATTAAGGCTATCGGGCAGGTTGAGTCATCTATGGATTACTCGGCGATCAACTACAACGACCCAATTACCGTCGGAATTGCGCAATGGTATGGCACTCGCGCCGCCGCAATTCTGAACCGCATGCGCAGCGCTCACGCAGCCGAGTACGGGCGTGTGGACGCCGGGTTTAGGTCTAGGCTCGAGTCTGTTCCTGAGTCCGATTCGTCGTGGAACACTTATTACCTGTCTCGCCCTGTAGGTGACAGCCTTAAACCGTTACTTAACGCGAGCAAGGATATTCAGGGTGACCAGATTGTCAAGGACCTTGAAAACTATTTCAGCGTTGCTAAGCAGTATGGAATTAACCCCGAGACTGACACTGACGCATTCATTCTATGGTGTGTTGCCTATCACCAGGGGCCACGTTATGCGTTTCAGGTAGCAAACCACTACAGTGGCGGGGGCCTTAATGAAATGTATTCCGACATTATGGCCAACGGTGTATTGGGTAGGTATAGCAATCGGTATACTCAGGCCAAAAATATTATTGCCGGCAAGGACACCAGTGGTGTAGGTGAAGGTGGAATTACTTCGAACACTCCTGGAAATGGTGGAAGTATTGGTCAGAATTCTCAGACTGTAAATGTGTCTGGGGGCAAACTGATTATTAGTGCCGACGACAGTGGCATTCTTACGCTTCGTTCAAAGTTCGGTAACTATCAGATGTATTCCCGAGGCCACAATCTATGGGAAGTAAATCTCAAAGACATTCAACAGACAATTGTTGGTCAAAACCCCGCCGCCAACGCTGGCGGGGGCGGCGGAGGCGGCGGAGCCCCTACACCCGGCGGTTCGGGGAAGGGCGCGGCTGCGCTCGCATGGATAATGGCCCGATTGGGCAAATTTGCTTATTGTCAGTGTCCCGGTAGACAAGACCCCGACAATTCTGGTATCACGGATTGCAGTGGTTTAATGTATGCAGCCTATAAAGCAACTTCTAATACATTTGTTGGCACTTGGACGGGCGATCAATATTTTCGTGGGGCTGAACCGTTCCCGCGCCGCGGTGGGGCTATGACGGCCGCCGAGCGAGCCCAGTTGCGGCCCGGGGACATGATTGTCATGGCATGGAAGTCCACGGGCAGTTACTATCCCGAGACGGACCACGTTGAAATGGTGGTAGACTCAAATACCCTAGTAGGCCACGGCGGCAACCCGCATTATGGCCCAGTAACTAAATCTATTGATGTACTCGCCGGCACTCGCTGGTGGACGGTAAGGCGTCACGAATGAAAAAGAAATTCTCCTACTATAGTTTCTCTAATGTGCTCTCATATGCGGGCGTATTTAACATGATTATGGGCGCCCGTGGTCTCGGTAAGACCTATGGCGCCAAGAAAATCGTGATTAAGAATGCGATCAACAAAGGACAGCAATTCATCTATCTTCGGCGCTACAAGACTGAACTCAAGGGGCGTAACAGTTTCTTTGCAGATATTCAGCACGAATTTCCCGATGAGGAATTCCGCGTAGAAGGACAGTATGCACAGCGCAAGGTTGGAAAGAAATGGGAAACCATTGGCTATTTCATTCCCCTTTCCACTGCGCAAGCAAACAAGTCAATTGCGTACCCAAATGTCTACACCATTATCTTCGATGAATTCATTATTGATAAAGGTTCGCTGAGGTATCTCCCTGATGAAGCCAAAGTCTTCATGGATTTCTATTCCACGGTAGACCGATATCAAGACCGCGTGCGTTGTCTCATGCTTTCCAATGCAGTTAGCATTATGAACCCCTATTTCATTCGATTTCACATTGAACCGAAAGAAGGAATTAGCCGTCACGCCGATGGATTTATCGTCACCGATTTCGTAAACAGCGAACAATTCCAGTCCGAAGTGGCGCACACTCGCTTCGGTTCGTTCATCACGAACTATGCCGAAGACTATGCCGACTACTCCATTTCAAACAAATTCGCCGACAACTATGACGACTTTGTCATGAAAAAGACCGGAAAAGCCAAATACGCATTCTCTCTCCGCTGTCCCGACGGTGAGGTCTCGGTGTGGATCGACGGCGGCACATGGTTCGCCCAGCGCCGCCAGCCCCGC